ACTGTTGCAGACTTCCCCGATTCCTTCCGAGGAAACCGAGTGCTGGTAGACCCGATCCAGTTTTCTAATAACGCTAAGATTATTAAGAGTTATAAGGCACTGAAGATGAGTGCGTCTCACGTTACAGATTACATTGAAAAGGGAATGCTTCCGTCTGAATGGTTGGAGGAGTCGGATGAGATGAGTATCCTCGTAAAGATATTGAGAGCTAGACAAGAGTGCGAGCTACTGAAAGTAAAAGACATAGTTGCTATGGCTCAAGATGCAGTAGAAGAAGGCTACAGTGTTGCAGTCTTCATGAACTTTACCGAGTCGCTACTGGAAACAGCTACGTTATTAAATTGTAACTACATCTCTGGGACGGTAAAGCAGGAAGAACGGAACCGTTTCATTGATGAGTTCCAAGCGGACGAAACAAATTGTATCGTGCTCAATGCCGCGACAGGAGGGACTGGTATATCCCTGCATGACACGCTTGGAAACCGCCCTCGCTTATCTTTGATTAGCCCTAGTTTCAACGCCAAAGAATTCAGCCAAGTGCTTGGACGGATTCACCGGAACGGGGCGAAGTCTGACGCGCTACAAAAGGTGATGATATCGAACGGATCGATTGAGGAATACGTCATGAAAGCTATCAACCGTAAAATGGATAACATGAATAAGATACACCACTCCCGAGTAGGGGAACTTACCTCTTCGTATTACACAGGGCCGAACCAATTTTAACATATGAAAGAACCAGATAATACAACCTCTGTCATAATAGATATTAACGACCGCACTCTGTCTCTAAAGGCTAGGCAGGACGACAACCAGATGAACCCATCAGGATGGAGCATCATTGCTTTCGCACCCGCAGCAAGTATTCGTTGCGTGAGGGCGAACCAGAAGAGACATCTCGATTTGTTTATTAGAAGTATCTTGGCATTGGTTGGGGACACTAGCCCAGACCCGAGACACTACGAACAAGTCGAGGAAGCCATCCATCAAATTACGGGAGGTGAGTTCCAATGAATCAAGAGATCGCCCTTTTAATTATTCTGATTGCTCTATTGATTCTATTCATAGATACGTTTAAAACAGACTCATGACCTTAGAACAACTACTCAAACTCCATGAAGATACTGCGGATAAATGCCGAAAGATTATGGAGAAGAAGAACAGCGATTACACAGGCGGGAAGAATGCAGATGATGTGTTCGCAAATTTCCGGTGTTCAACAATGTTGAACGTGCATCCTGTGACCGGAATAATGATGCGTGTTATGGACAAAATCCAACGCATAAAAACATTCACGAACGATGGTGAGTTGTCTGTGTCTGGGGAGACAGTTGACGATGCCTGTGAAGACATCATCAACTATGCAATACTAGCCAAGGCAATGTTCCACGAAGAACGAGACAAAGAATTGCGCTAGCCACACTGGAGGGCTGGAAGACATTGTGTAAGATTTGGAATCTTACTTCATTTGTCTATGCTGATATGCTCGTTCGGGTAATTTTGTTCGTAGTGTTCTTTAACATACTGAAGCCGCCTCCGACCATTAGCTGTTTCCTCAAGCCTTTCCTTCAGTGGAGCGGATGGGACAGGTCTACGCATAAAGCCTAGCTGATTATTCTTTAGCCGATCTGCGCTAACCCCCCTAGATCGTGCAATACGTGCAATATCTGAGCGGGACAAACCGATCTTTTCAAACCCTCTGATCGTTTGTTTGAAGTCGTTGTTCAGATACATCCTGTTCCTCAAGAACCTGTCGTATGCCTCCAACACTTCCTTCTTTGGAAGAACACCCATTTGCCCCATCTTCGTATTGAATGCTTGGTTGTTATTTCTGTATTCGTCCGTGTGGTTATATAAGTAACGCCCTACTCCGGCTGTGTAATCTTGTTGGTGTAGTCGCAAAGGCATCACCGATTTTAGAAGATGCCCGATTCCCGAGTCGAAGAACGAGGCGGTGCTTTCCTTGGAGAGGAAGGAATCATAAGCCGCATCAGCCGACATTAGTGATCTAGGTGAGAAGGCTTTCTCAAATATATAATCCCTCCTTCTAGCAAACTTATCGTCATCTCCGTCCAGAACTATTGGGCTACCATACTGGTTTTCGTTTTGAAAAACATCGAGGAAAGCCCCTGTAAGTATTTGTTCACTGGCGTAGGGTTTCAAAACCTGACCTATAAATTTCGTCGTGGCTTCCTTGATTCCCTCTCCTCTGACCAACGACTCGATAGCCCTGACAGCAGGATCTTGAATGATGGCGAATGGGTTTAGGTAAGTTATATCGGCTGACCATGTGTCCCCATCAGAGTCTTTGAATACAAGAATCCCTGCATTTTTCATCCACTTGGGAACCATTGCACGGAATGCTTTGTCCTCGTCTTCGTCGTCGATACCCCAAAGGAGCATCTGGCTTCCTTTAGTCATGGCAACAGACGCAGCCGTAGTCCTTGTGGCTCCCAGCAAACGCTTTCTACCCCTAGCTTTGATGACTGGGTTGTCGCTCCCTCTTTCCTTAACCCCCCTAGCTAGTCCGTTCGCAAAAACTCTAGGCACATCAGCCGCGAATCGAACGTAAGGAGCGATAGCAATGGAGAGATTACTGGATGTGAATGATTTAATAACTGGTAAGGCTCTACTGTAGGATTGTGCTGTGTCCTTCACGATCTCCGCAGCCATATCTTTCATGGTGTTATTCGGCTCGCCGTTATTATCTAGCAGTTTCCCATACTTCCCATATGGTTTTCCGTTTTCTATATCGTGTTGAGCGGCTTCGATCAAAGTCTTCATCTCAAAATCATAGAGACCAATCTTGAAGAACCCGTCGCAAGCGGAGGCTAGAGCGCCCCCTTTCTCCAAAAGAAATTTGTTAGCCACAAGCAGAGCTTTCACTGGCATCATACCCGTCTCGGTTATTTTGACTCCCACCTTCGCTAGTATCTCGATGTGTTCATCAGGGATCTTAACAGCTCCGCTCTTATTCTTAATTTTTTTAAGGAAACCAGAAGCAGCAGCTACTTTGTCTAGATCATTTGCTAAACTATCGTAGCTTATTTTTCCTGAGAGAAGCTCTTGTATCTGAGATACTTCAAGCTCGTCTCCATAAACATTCCTTGATCTAAGTTCTCGGAGTTTAAAACTTAATTCAGACCCACCCAACTGGTAGAAGACTGAGTCAGGATTCTTAGTAAACATACCCGTAGCATCTCTACCGAAATCTCTTATCACTCTGTGTGATGGGTAGCCCTGCATTGGGCCAAAGAACAACATATTGCCGATGACGTTTCTGATGTAGAAAGAAGGAGATCCCAGAACCTTATAAGCAAGAGAAAGTCCTACAGATTTTTTAGTCGCTCGCATCAGCATCCCCTGCAGCTCTGCCATCTCATTAAGTGGATCAGTTATATCGGGTTCCTTACCCCCGAACAAAGATTTTAAATTAGAGATTACTTGTATGGGGACATACATACCCTTAAGCGGATTAAGATCACCACTCCCTTCGACTAGGACCGTATCCCAGTCTGGATACTTTGCTGGATTATCTAGGTATTCTTTTCTGGTAACCATCCACGGGTTGTCACTATTAGTTCCCAGTTCTTTTAGTTTATTAAAGAACGCCTGATTAGAAATCATGCTCGCTGTGTGGTTCAACGAGTAGCTGAGATTATAAATGCCAGTGTCTTCACCAAACTCACCAAGCAATTCTTTTATTGGTTCTGGAATTTCCTTCTTGTTATTTATCTTTTCAACAATCTTTTCAAGTGGACCCCCTTTCGGGAACCCTACATCCTGTAGAACTAAATTTTGTTCCCCCATTTGTCGCTGGGAACTTAGGATCTTCTTCCTAGATTCTGCCCGAGAATACCCGTCAATGAAATTATTCATCATCGCCGTTGCGTCCGATTGCATTTTAGAGTCTTTCCCAACAGCTTCTTCTCTTACTTTGAGCTGAGCTTGACCCTTGGTTACGGTTCCCCCCAGCACAAGCTTATCGACCGCTTGGCTTTGCAGTTGTTTCATGAAGTAAGCGACTGCTCGTTCACGAACCTCGGCGTATTGATCAGACTCTTTAACTCGCTTCGAGAAGTTACGGTCTTCAAACATACGATATGACCTTGTTAAATACAGACCCCTGTTAAAATCAAAAGCCATATTCAAATCTTCGGGATTCATGGAAGGTCCAAAGATTTCTATCGCTTTCTTTGAAAGCTGATCTTGGATCTGCCTCATCTCGATGACCAAATTATACATGTCGGGAGATAGAGATAACAGATCATGCATCGCTGCATCCCGCTCGGCAAACTGCTTTTTACGATTCGCCTCTCGGAGGTCTAATGTCTTTTGCTTTTTACCAGCTTCGGCTAGATCAATAGCGGCATTCTTTTCATCAACCGTGGGTAGCTTATTCGCGTTTGCTAGATCTTTTAGATACCCCTCTTGAACCAGATCTTCTTGCGCCGTAGTTAGTTGTGATCCTTCGGTAGTTCCCGAAGCTCTAGCAATAAGTTGAGCCGGAATGTTTCCGGTCGCAGTGCCTGTGATAGAACTTAGTCGCGCATCTTCCGCCTTTAAAATTCTGTTGTGCTTCTTTTGGAGTTCATCAACAAGCCCTTTTGTCTCGCGAACAAAAGCTTTGTTTTGGTCGTAGAAGTTAACAACACGCTTGTCTGCGGCACGGAGAAAAGTTTTGTATAGAGTCCGCTTTACCCTACCCATCTTTGAAAACTCATAGTCTTCACTAAATTCTAAGAGGGGGACATCAAGAATCTCCAACCAGTTTCCGATATCTTTTTCCTGCATCTCAACTTCGGTTGCGAATGTAGGGAGTTTAGAGTCTTGGCCAAATTGAGATTCAGTATCCGGTTGTGTATCTGGTTTTCTCAAAACAACAGATTCGGAATCTTTCTGATCTATTAAACGATTTCGTAGACTAGCACTATCTGTCTTAGTAGTAGGCTCTAGCATATTAACATCGATGGCTTGCCCCATAAGTTTCTCCACGACTGCGTATGGGTCGCGAGGATTATGGTTCATAATGCTAGGAGCTGGCTTGTAGTTAAGTGCTAACCCCCTGATTTCTCTCACTGTATTGTTAACAGCTTTCCTCATCTCAGGAGAAACATCTTTCAGTGTCCTGTGATAAGTAAGTTTACTGAGGAACGCCTTCATGTAAGTGATGAAGGTTGGGATCAATGAAGGGTTGGACTGCAAGAAAGCGATCTGCTGATTAGTTGTCCTTCCGGTAGTGGCTAAATCAGTGTGTCTAGCAATTGCTTTCTTAGCTAAGTCAAACCTCTCAGTGGCAGACACCTTTGCGTCAGCACTTCTTAATCTTTCGAACGCAGCCTCCTGCTCATCAAGTGGGTATGCCTCTCTTATCTCGGCATCTATCTCTGACTCAGTCATCGACTCAGTTATGGCAACATACTGATCATCCGTTATCATCGTGTCTGCTGCCGCCTGACCTACTGCCTTATTTAAAATAATTCCGAGGGCGTGTTTCCTCCTCTGAGCATCCAGCCCCTCTACCCCTTGGTTGGCTAGATACAGAGCTGCTCGTTTTGGATTGAGAATAAGCGCACCCGTATTATTATCGACGGTTGCTATCTCAGGGCTTGCTTCATCCACGACTACATTAAGCTCACTTGGGACATAAGCCGCAGCGAACTCAACGATCTCCTTAGATCTCTCTTCTAGCTTTTCATTTACAGCCGCATCATTTCCCATGTCCATGTCTTTTGACATCTGGTGGAGTTGAGCTTGAGACTTGTGAATGCTTCCTGCAGCCTGACTCGCGAACGATGCTTTGGTTTCGGGCTGAGGTCTGTTTGCACTTTTAGTTAGGTCAAGCGCGGCTTGAATAGCTGACTTTAGTTCCGAAGTTCTTACGCCTAGCAACTTAGCCACTTCCCTAATAATTCTTTGTAAGAGGTTTGCGCCTCCCTTCGAGGGGATTACACCGTTAAGAAACTTCTGAAACTCAGTATCAGTTAGTATGTGAGTCAAGAACTCGTCGATGTTTGCCGTACCCCACACAAGATTACCTTTACCAGACTTACGCGCAAATGGTTGAGCGATACGGAGTAGCTCTTCTAGGTTCGTAACGGCTTCATTCTGAGCTGCCGTTCTATGTTCCGGTGGTGTGCGGAAGATGTCATTAGTAAACGCATGAAGATACTCGTGAATTAAAGTATCCACTACGTTGGTCCCCCTATCCACGTTAATTACTACCGTCCTCTGCCCCAAGCCATCCATGTAATACGCCCCTGCAAAAGATGCTGGGTTACTATCTATGAAAAATCTGACCGAACGAATAAGCTCTTTGTTCTTGAGTAGGGTTTTCGCTAAAAGGCTGTAGGGTTTTTGCCCTGACTCAGCGACCTCTTCAAGAGCATCAATTACAGATTGTGGGTCATCATCTATCAGACCCAACTGCTCTATCTCCGCTAAGTTTTTGCGTCGGGTTTTCCCCCGACTACGCCCATCGTTAATAGCTCTCTTCTTGTGAACAGCCGCTTGGTTTCTAACTTGAGTGTAAAAAGTTTTTACATCAGCATACGAAAGCATCGCATCTTTCCCGACTAACCCTTTTAGCTGTGTCTCAATCAACGAATAGAATTCAGTATCTACATCCAAAGATCCATGAAGGGTTGGACTAGTTACCCCCAACAAAGTGAGAGCGTCTTTCATGTCCTGCCCCAATTTGTATTCGGGGTTAATAACACTCAGAGAACGACTACTAAGTTTGGATTCTAGAACCGCTGCAGGTCTGTTCGACCCACTATTTGAAGCTAAGAAATGGACAAACTCTATCGCTACTTGCTCGGCGGAGTAGTTGTTAGTTACTTTCTTACCACCGTGATACTCGTTGTTGAGAAGATCTTTTACATCTCTTCGGAGACGTTCATCTAAGTTAATAGCTGTTGCTACATCATCAATCTTTGAAGAAATATATTCCTGTATTTTTGGTTCCGCAATGGGTTTGATGGTCGCGACTTTAGGTGGGATGAAACTATTTTCACTTTGCTTCTCTACGTCGTATAAGTCTGGTCTCTTGGTTATGTCAGAATCAGGTTCAAGCAAAGAGGCTACATCACGAATAGCTTTTGATTTCCTAGCTGCTTCAACCTCGCCAAAGAACTTAGCGTTCTTTATGGCTGACGCTTTTAAATCCAGATTTAAGTTACCTCCCGCTTCCTGCTGGGCATATTTATAAATCTGCTCCTGCAGATCTAAGCTCATTGTTAAAGCCGCAGTATCTAAATAATCTTTGCTCAGATTAGGAACAGAATCTTGTGTTAGAATCTTCTTAAGAGCGGGTAAATTCCTAGCTTCTTTGAGTAACTCAACGAAACTTATTTGTGAAGGCTTCTTGCCGGAGCCGAGTCGGAACGGACTTTCTACCTTTACATCTTTGACAGCGTCTAAATCAACCGTGTTCCTTAGAGTGGTAACCCTTCGGATCTTATCCTTGACGGGACCGTAATCTGATTCGTGAACCCCGATCTTTGTTATTGGAGTCTTAGCCGAAATCAAGCCCCCCTTAACAGGAACCATTATGTCGGAAACAAAGTAGTTGTCCCCCTGTTTTTCCACGACAAAGGATTTGTTTAGATTGGGATTGGTTGCTTGATCTTCCGTTAGAGGAATAGCTACGTTGTTCCGCAACAAGGTTACCATCCCTGCGGGGTCGTTGTTAAACACACCGTTCCCGTCCCTATCAATAATAACAGTCCCCGAAGGAACCAAAGTATTGGGTAGTCTTACACCCCCATTTTTTAGTTTTGGGTTTATTGTGGGGTATCTCTCTGCAATCTTTTCTTTGATTACTTTTTCTACCGCCCTTAAATATTTCTCATCTGTTCTTCCGAGAGTGAGACCCAGTTGCTCCAAGTTAGTGCTAATATCAGCTACCGGAAAACCCTGATCAATAATTGCTTCTAGCTTATCTAAATCTTTCTTAGTGACTTTAGCTGGTTTAGCTTCATCAGCTATGGCTTTTTCCCGCTGCCGATTTGCTTTCGTAATAAGGAGACCCGCTTCAACTGAGGTGACCATTCTCCCATCTCTTACTTGAGCCTTTATCTCAGCCAACCTAGCAGGTTGGAGATCTGCCGGAAGCTCTCCAAGAGCAGCGATTTGTGTGTTGTATTTCTTTTCCCTAGCTTGAATATCCTTAATAGAATTTTCGTATTTCTGTTGGGGGGTCAATGGGGGGTTAGCGGATGGGGTATTAGAAGTAACATCTGCATTGGCAGCAGCCGGATTAGTATCAGTTTCTGTAACTCCAGTAATCGCATCGCTAGTCGATACGATAGGGGAAGCTTGGTTCTTGGTTTTCTTCTCAGACTCAGCTTCGTTGATTACTTTCTGTTGAGTTTCTGGTGTGGCATTATCTTCAACGTCCTGTTCTAATTGCTTCGCTTCTTCTGTGACATCTTCTTTTGTAACCTCTTTTTCATTTTCGGGTTCTTTAGCAGCTTCCTCTGCAGCAGCTTCCTCTGCAGCAGCTTCCTCTTTAGTGTATTCAGCCTTAACTCGTTTTATAAACTCTGCATTACTTTGAGGAGCTGTTTTTTCTAGATTTTCAAACGCCTTTAATTTGTCATTAGCCCCCAGCAATCTTCTGAACTCAGCGTCAACCTTTTGATCGATCTCCACCATCTTGTCGGAATCCATCGATCTTGTCGGTGCTAATTCTTTTAAGCCCCCACCAATGGCGGGGGATGCAGCACCCATAAAGCCTCCCACTGCAGCACCCATCAAAGCGGAACTAAGTGCATCCGCAAAAGATGTTTCTTTCTGCGTCCAAGCGTCTTGGATAATTGTGTTCGCGAACTCATCGATGAATTCTTCTGCTGCTTCACCCACACCCCCCCTAATTACACGACCCCCTAATCCTAACCCAGCCTCCTTCAACGTGCTAGAAACAGCCTTCTCCATGTATTCCAGAAATGCTTTATCTGAGGAGACACGCGCCACCATCCGGTCCGTGCTTTTCTTAAGTGCTCGGAAACTTACTCCTTGAAGAACCGCACTCTCAAGACCACCATATTTTCCGCCTCCTAGTTTCCCTGCGATGGCAGTTATAAGCCCCGTGGTTGTTCCGGCGGCGATCATGGATTCAAACCCAGCTTTGTGCGCGACTTCCTTTACTCTTTGTTCGCTCCACCCATCCACCCACTCCCCATTAACTGTATACCTCTGAGTGTAGTCGTCGTAGACAGTCCTATGGACCGCCCCATAAGTCATACTCCCTGAGCGCAAAGCAGCAGGAGCAAACTGAGAGGCGTTGAGGGACAAACTTTTGGCTACCTTACCATTGTAGTTTTTAACTACTGAAATCATTTGCTGGTTGGACAAACCTTTTAATGTCCCTGCTGTTTGCAATCTTCGGACAGCAGCTCCCGTGCTTTCTTTAATGAGTCGCCCCGTAGCATCATTTCTGAGTTGCTGTTTTAGAGCAGTATTAAAAGTATTTTTAAGCGCGGCTCTAGCCATAGCCGTCGCCCCCTGCTTTACAGCGAAGTATCCCCCAGCAGCAGCAACACTTGTTCCCAGTGTCGGAGCGGAAAGTAGTGCTGCACCGAAACCAATAACAGCATCCACAGCCATAGGAGCTATTTGCTCTGCTCCCGTTTGCATCACCCCCGCATCTTGACCGAAGATCGTTCTCATCTGATTTAGGTGAGCTTGATCTTTAGCGTTCTCAAGTAGTCCCTCTGTCCCATACTCTGCCCCGAACAACGCACCCGCCCCGTAATACAAAGTCGAAAAACCTTGGACGACACTCAGGCCAACCCCCTCCAAACCCAAGTTGGGGTCTTCGTCTGCTACAAATTTCTCAACTATCTCTGCTTGAGTTAGCCCCGCTTGTGCGCCCGAAATCTCTGCTAATTGAAACGCATTTACGTAATCATTGTCCGCTCTAAAAAGGTCACTGCGACTAGCTGCTAAAAGTTCATTGCTGGCTAGTCTCTTCCCATCCTCCATTTTGATTTCTTCCGCAGTAAAACCAGCTTGCGATAAAGTTTTCCTAAACTTCTCTGGTGTTAATGCTAAAGCTGGTTGAATAAAATTACCCCGATACTTCCGGCGGACAACATTTTCCGTTAGTTCGTCATCATCTTCGGCATAATTGAGCGTCGGCTCCTGAGTGTCAGATCCATTCCCAGCTATCTCTACGACCATGTCGTCAACAACATCTTCTAGAATCTGCCCACTAAGTCCGGTCTTCTCCGCAAGATCTGCAATAAGATCACGATGAGTTTGATCGTAATCATCTTCATACTCTTCTCGTAGTCCCTCAAACCTTTGGTAGTCTTCAGAGAATTTCTTTTCTTCGTCGTCACCTGTAGCCCAGTTCCAACTCTCCCTAATGTTTGAGGCAATTGAAACGAATACTTCCCCAGTAGAATCGACCCCCTTGTCCATCCAACCCCAAGACTTCGCTTTCCCTAAAGACGTAGCCAATGCATCGAATCGAGCCACAGTTTTTTCGTCTTTGAGAGGATCTTGTGGATCTAAAAAAGCTTCGACTTTGTCCTGCGCTCGTTCCCGTTGATCGACTTCGTATAACATCAAGTCGTTCTTATCCTTTTGAACTTCTCGTTGATCCCTAAACGAAAAGACATCTCTGGGAACCACACCAAATGGCCCCATTTGTTGTAAGATTTCCGCCTCAGATGAGTTATCATCCATCTTCCCCCCGAGAAAAACACGCCTACCGCTCTTGTTGTAGTAAACCCCAGCCGACAACGTCCCATTTTCATATAGCTCCGTCACATAGTTCTGTCTTTTTTGCCGTGCTATCTCATGCACTTCATTAACGTCTATATCTTCCGGTAGCTCTTGCCCCGTTTCTAAAGCTTTTGCGTAGCGCAAAATCTTCTCTTGTTCCCCCTCCTCGAAATCCATCTCAGCAGATCCAACACCCATATTGTCCTTAACAAACAGGACATCTTTTTGATTAGATGGGAGAACATTGGAAAATTCTAGGATAGCTTCTTGAACTTGTTGCTGATTTGATTGCGTCAATAGCCCCTTCTCAATTAAAGAAGTCTCAAACCTTTCTTGAAGATCTGTTTCAAAATCTTCATTATACTTACCCGCCCGAATAGTCTCAAGGCGCAGGTTATCTAGGTGTTTAGTTCTACCCTCCAGTTCGTTTTCAAAAGGGTTTTCTGTAGCCCACACGCTATATGGCGTGGGGCTAAACGGTGTTGTTGTGTTTGGTTTGCTTGGGTCCGACATAGCAGAAGCAGTGTGTTATTTTTTAGTCAAAGGCATCCACGGTCACGGATTTGGTTTCTTCTTCCTTATTAGGAGGAGGAGTAGTAGTAGGCTTACGCCTACCGATAGGTGATTTTTCTAGAAATTTATTACGCTTTCTTCCTCTTTCAACAAGGCCAGAACGGATACGACTACGAAGTGTTTTCAACTCCGTTTGTAGCGCTGATGCGTTCGTTCCTTTAAGAACGGTTCCGTCCGGCATTCCCAAACCTGTAAATTCCCCGAAGAATTCTTGATCGGTCCCATCAGTTGCCTCCTTTAGTTTTCTAGCAGCCGCTACTTCACGAATAGTTTCGTCAACTTGATCAATAGTATATTCATCAATACGGTTCTTGTTATTAAAGACCTCGTCATCAACAGCTTGCTGTTCTTTGTAATCTTTATCCTTTTTTAGCTCGACGTTTTTAGTCACGGCAAAACCAGCATTCCTGAGATTAGCTGCTTCCCTTGCTGTGATTTTTTCACCCCCAGCAGAATTTTTGTTGAGGTAAGATTCTCTGAGAGATTCAACCTGATCTTTATGGTCATATCGGTAAACAGTATTAACATCGAACCCTGTCGTATCGTCAGCCACCCTCTTCTCGGCTTTTCTCCGCATCTTCCTAGATAGTTTCTCATTCCGCTGTTGCATCTGAGACCCGAGGAATTTGTTTGCTGCAAGTAAAGATTGTTGAGCAACCCTACTGTTCGCAAATGTTTCAGAATTTTGGAGTTGGAGAAGACTTATTTTTTCTTGCCTCTCAAAGGGACTAAGATTTTCGTCTTCCACAGTGCTTTGGATTTGCCCCAATAGCTCATCGGCTCTTAGGTCAGCATCTCTCTCGTCACGGAAAGATTTTTTTCTTTGTTTGAATTCAAACACGCTCGTCTCGTAGGCGAGATCGGCGGCTTTTTCCCTCTGTAGATGCCCATTCAACTTAACCATCAAGTCAAGCTGTGGCAGGATCTGCTGATCAGCTTTCGCATTAGCGAAGGCGGATTCAGTTCCAGTTCCAGAAAAGCCATAGTTGTTCCTTTCGGGAGCAATGTCCCTTTCAAAATTAAAAAGAGAATCAGGCATTATGAGTAGTAGCTACGAGTACGCTTACGGTTTTCTAAGTTTGTTTTCTTTAACAATTGTTCCTGTAAGTCAAGATTCACATCCCTTATTCGACTAGCTCTATCTGAATCCCGTTGCATTTTAAGCCGCAAAGCAGGGGTCATAATAGACGGAGCCGACGCTTCTGGAGAACGAGCATAGTCCAACGCGACGGCTTCTGCTGCTCTACCAAACCCATCTTTGCGTAATCGTTTAGCTAGTCTCAATTTCCCTTTCCTTTGGTAGACGTTACTACGCTGCCCAAACCCCGACGACAGTGTCCTGTTAGGGCTATTAGCCCGAGCAAAGAAGGCATCATAATCTTCTTTCTTTTCCAATTCTTGGGAATCTCTCCTAGCTTCCATTGTTTTTACTCGACCACCAACAAACTTTTTTCTCTCTTCGAGGATCTCCCGATCCATTGCTGCTGGGTCAATAGCATATTTGCCATCAGGATCGGTCCCTTGGTCCCTAATAGAAGACAATCGTTCTTCTCTAGTGTCAGGATCTTCCGAGTCAAAAGCTTCCGTTATATTCTTTCTCAGGGCGATCCGGTTCGACAACCCCAATTCGTCCCGCTCGCCCTGCTCGCCCTGCTCGCCCTGCTCCCCCGCATCGCCAATCTTCTTATCCTTTTTCTTCTTGGGATTTTGTTTATCAAAAGCGGCAAGTAATCTTTTGCCGCCTTTTAAAAGGCCTTGTAGGAATTTCGACATAATTTAAATTTAAGGTATTTTTAAGGAAAAGTCAATCGATGAGGGTGGTCTCTGCGTTTTGTAAAGCACTAGTCAGATTTTTTATGGTCGTCCTCCGGTAAGGCATGGCTGGATTTTCTGTATCGGGGGGGTCAACCGCCACTAAACCAAGCCGTTGCCTAGCACAATCCAACGCCAGAAATGCAGCATCGGCAAGATCGGGGCTTCTACCGAAGCGAGCTTTAAACTCTGGCTTCGATTCTATTTTCATTCGTAGGCTCCCCCCTTTAACTATGTCGTAGTTTCTAGCGGTCATTTCTTGTGCGAGTTCGGGGTCAATCCCAAAGATTTGTTTGGTCCGCATCAATTCTTTCCCCACAAACCACAACTCCGATACACGATTTACGTATAACTCCGTCCCGATTTTAGAGCTGTTTGCGCTAACTCGTTTATCACTAGCCCTCCCGCCAAAAGAAATTCTCATAAATTTGTTCGACCACTCCCCAGCCAGAACATCACAGAATGGAGCACCCGCTCCCGTGGCATCAACGCTGAGATTCTCGGGCGGCACGTTGTTCTTAATACATTCTTTTTTTACCTGTTCAACAATTTGGTATGTGCGAGGAATCGCCTTGTTTGTCGCGTCGTCATTCAAGTGGATGGATTTTCCAAACTCAATCACGTACTGACCTGAGATATCGTAGCCACATTGCGCTAAGAAAAGAACTGTCCGATCCCCGCCATTGGTAAAGCTAGGGTCTAGCCCAGCCAAATTTACCGGATTCCCTTGCCAGTTTACTCTATTCAAAGAACCAGAAGATGTTAATTCGTTCTCCGTGTAAATTCCTGTGGTCTCATCACTATCAAAAAACACAGCTCTTACCATTCGCATATAGCCCCTACTCTCAACACCCAACAGTGCCTTGTCCTCGTCAAGTTTTTCTTGGGTTGGGAGCCAAGGATAGATAACTTCTCCCGCTACAATGTTTGGGGATTTCTCACCGTCTAAGCGAATATATTTCCCATTCCATTTTGTCTCCCAAGCATCCTCTGTGTTCGTGTCTACACTATCCCACCCGCTTTTTGGCGTAGCCCATATCCCAAAGGCATCGAATCTGGAGTTGGGGTTACTCATCCCAATCATTTGAAATGACGGGTTCTTCGACAAGTTAGTTAGTCCGGCATTCAAAATTGCTTCCGACAATTCTGACAGCTCATCACCAATGAGGATCACTCGCTTCTGTTTGATCCCGATAAACTTACCTACCGCTTCTTTAGTCTTGCTCTTCTCTGCCGAGATCAGAGAAAGTCCTGCTCGCTCAATTAAAATTCCTTTCTCATTAACGTAGGAAGCATTTCCGATTGAATCCCGAATCTTGATTGGTGCATCGTCAATCACGGACAGGAGAGACATTACACTCCCCCAGATACGCTTACGGGCTTCACGAAGCGTGGTTGAAGTCATAAGAATTAGCGTGTCTTGAGGCTTCGATAACCAATTCACTATCCCCCAAGCTGCCATAGTGTGACTCTTTCCTGATGAAGCTGACCCACCCACAGCCAAATATTTATTCTCTAATGCCGCACGGATCATGAGGCTTGCCCAAGGGTGGCGGACCATTAACTTTTCTGGAAGCTCGTCATTATTCCAAAGCTCATCGCACACCCGCCAGAAATAATATTCTCTCGCAGTCACTACTTCATGGTTGGCAAACCCATACAAAAGGGCTGTGAGTAAACTAGTTGGGGGGATTTTAAACCCACCTACGTCCATCTTTTTTGTTTTAGGGTCGATTCTTGGTTCGAGTAACTGCTTGCTCCTTTGTTCTTTTGAAGACATAATTGTTAAAAACAATAGAACAGAAAAAAATGGGTATCAATTCCAAACAAGAAATTAAAGACCGCGCCTTCCACCTATACAATTTAGATTGGAAAACAAGTTCTATCGCCAAAGAGTTGGGGGTCCATGTGGGGACGGTGCGAAGATGGTTTAAAAAGAAAGGAATACCAGCCAGAAAAAACGGGTTAGCTATGGCGATTAAGACAGAAGATATCGACAAAGAGGAAAAACCTGTCGATTATTTAGCTGATAAGATCGAGCAGAATTTAGAGAACATGACAGACGAAGCGGTTCTCAGAGCAAAGCATGATGCTCGCTTGGAAGAAGATGAAACAATGATGGAGATTGCAGAAAGCCAAAGTAGTCCTGCTCAAAAGTATCAACACTACATTGCCGCAGCCGGAATTAAACTTCTGCGGGACAACATGAATAACTTAAAAGGCCCGAAGAATGTCCGCGAACTTTCTGAATTGGATCAGCTTATCCGAAGGAACTTAGGTCTTAATTCTAAGACGGGTGGGGGAGCTTCAAGTAAGATGCAGATTGACATATCCATTCTAAATAATAGGAAAACGGATAGGGGGGAGGGATCTGTAATAGATATTGAATCCAATGAAAAATAATTTTGAAAACTTCTCTTGGGACTACGACCCTAAAAAAGACCCTTACCATAAAAGGTCTTTCTCTTCGGAGAAACGCCGTCGGGTCCGCACGGGAGGGGGCGACATAGAGACTGATTTTTCAGTAGTAATATTTTTTGAACAGCTTGAAGAGGCACTAGTTGGAATTGTTGAATTAGCGACTGGACCTCCAATAGCTTGTTATAGTAGTTCTATTGCAAGAACTTTACTGCAGGAAGAGCATGGGCTAACCGAAGCTTACGCCAAGTTTGCCCTGACTAAACTTATTGCTACGGACTTAGGACCGAATGCGCCCTGTTTTTTAGACACTAGTATCATAGAAAAGTAATGACCCTATTCAGAAATAAAGAGCTTATTAACAACCCCAAGGTAATCATCAGAAGAGAGGATTATCCGAAGAATGACTTTTACTTTATTACAAAGGAATTAGCGGGACCATTCTATAGAGTCAACCCCTCGAACGCCAAAGAAGTTTTCTTTTTACAAGCCCTACCAAAAAACGTATTTGTTTTCGCTCCTGCGGAAGGGAACGGGCTAATAATTACTTTAAATTTGTTTTGATAATCGGGATTGATAATGGACTAGATGGGGGTCTCTGTGCTGTGTCTAAGTTTGATGGCTCTATCATAGACAAGATTGCGATGCCGACAAAGTGGGTGGCTAAAAAACGAGAGGTAGATACTCGCGCCGTTAAAGAATGGGTTACCGCCCTCAACACTCCTTTCACAATTGCTATTGAAGAACCCCTAGCCCATGCCAAGAGTTCTCAAGCAGTAAGATCTATGGCCCTTTCTTTTGGGAAAATTGTGGGGATGGCAGAAACCAACGACTACGATGTGCAAAGGATTTCGGTTCACAAATGGCAAAAGACCATGCTCGGCTTTAGACCTAAAGGGATGACTAAGCAAGTTGCGCTCGCTAAAGCGGAACATCTAGCCCCTATAGAGTGCTGGTTAAAGAACAAGAGATGCCGCAAAGCCCACGATGGGATGGTTGATGCGTTCCTTGTCGCCCTTTATTACAGGGGGATACAAAAAAATTGAAAAAACTTATTGACCAAATTTCGGGGCTACCACAGAGTCCGTCTGATGAAAACGCCAGACCACGCTGATAGAGGACACGCCGAGTTCTCACCCTCTTCCCTAAAATACTGCGCCGGATGTGCAGGGTATAACGGTCGCGAAGGAACCAATCCTGCCGCCGAGATGGGAACTCGTATTCACGAAGCCCTTGAAATTTTAGACCCATCTAATCTTCAGAGTGAGCAGGAGATTTCAATCTACGAGGAGATCATTGCTGACCAGACTGAATATTTAAAGAACTACGAAGACAGAGAACTAACTGAAACACACTCAGAAATCCTCCTAGACATAGAACTAAAAGGAACGTCAACTTTTGGAACTTGTGACCACCTCTCAATATACGGGAAAAAGGAAGGGGTGTTAATAGACTACAAGACGGGGATCAGTGTTATTGAGACCCCCCGAGATAACTACCAAGCTCGTGCTTATACGGTAGGGTGCTTCCAAAGATTCCCTGAGTTGGAAGAAATTACATTTGTATTCTTCATCCCACAACGGAATGAAATTTTATCCGACACTTTTAAGAGGAGCGAACTTGAAGATCTTATCGACGACCTCTCCTCGGTGATTCTAGAAGCGGAACGAGTTCGACCTAAATGGGAAGGGGGGACTCCTAGTCTAGGAGAATTGACTCCTACAGTGAACTGCCGCTTCTGTAAGTTTGAGGATATTTGTCCCGCACTAGGTGGGCTGGTGGTGGAAGTCGCTAAGAAGATAAATCCCCAACTACCTGACGTTGACTTAGACTCGACTGAAGACCCCGAAGTTTTAGAACAGTTGTGGGCAATACAAAAAATCGTTACCTATTGGGCAGACGGTTTCAAAAAGAGATGTATTAAGCTCGCTCAAGACGGTCTTGAGTTCCCTAACCTCCGCCTTAAAAAGATGTCGGGGAGGCGGAACATAACTAATCAAAAAATCTTTATGCAAATTGCAAAGGATTTTGGGATGGACAGTGATAAAGTCTTAGAACAAGTTTCCATCCCCCTCGCCAAAATTGCCAAAAGCATTGGGGAAACAGCGGAAAAAGGTCAGAAGAAAACCAAAGCAGAGTCCTTTATTACGACCTGCCAGTCCCATTCGATCATCGAAGAATCATCCTCAAGACATACTTTGTCGTGAGGGAAAACAAAAAAAAGAAACCATAAACTAGAAAAAAAATGAGAAAAAAAGATGAATTAGCACCTGAGCCTGTCAACGCATTGTCTACAGGAGCACTGCCAGATACTATTGACGCATCAGACATTGATATCCCCCGCATCAACGTGGTGCAAAAAACCAGCGACATTACTTGTCGCGATGGTGAACCCGCTCCTTATGGGTCACTCGTCCTAGACAAATCCGTTGTATTGGCTCAACCAGAAACTCCAATCAAGGTTATCCCTTTGATTGCAACAAAACAATGGCGTGAGGATATCCCTTATGACTCTGATGATGTTCCACGCATTGCGGGATCTGAAGCAGAAAAGAATCAACTAGCTTTGGATAGTGAGTATAACCTCATTGAATTCGCTGAGATTACTTTCCTGTTTGAGGGTAATGATGACGTTGAGGTTTTCCCCCTCCCTCTCGGGAAGAAGAACTACGCTATGGGTCGGATCAACGTAGCGAAGGATGCCTATAGGCAGACCTTTAAAAGGTTGGCTACGTTTGCTGTCTTCAACAAGAATACTCCGATTCACACTAGACTGTGGAATCTTACTTCTTCTGCCATCACTAGGGGTAAATATTCATGGTTCGCTCCCTCTCTGACAATCACGCAAAGTGAGACAAGTGAGGAAGTCGTGTCATTTGTGGAAGGCTTTATGAATCAGTAATATGACTACTAATATGACTACTAATATTACGCCACAAGAAGTGTTTGAGGTTGAAATCGGGGCAATGAAGAAAAGCCTTGTTGATCTGGAATCAGTTCGGAATACCACAGAAAGAGCAATCATCGCAAATAGACTGCTCTTGGGTGGTCTTGAACAGAACTTGCAGGACATCCACAAGGAAACTAAATTGTTACTTGAGTAAAAAGATTGGGTAATGCGGCGGCGTTGTTACTTACGCTGGTTAATCATCCACCTTTGGGTAACCGCATAAAAGCCCGAGAAATACCCCGATCCCTTTTTAGTCGATTTTAGGGGGGTCGGGGTAACTTTATATTATGAATACTTTCGCAATAGATTACGAAACTTATTATGACAAGGAATGCTCCATAAGAACTCTAGGAGTTTTGGGGTATTTCAGCCACCCCAACTTCGATGCTTACATGGTGTCTGTAGTTGGGACAGAGGGGACAAATTTTGTTGGTCACCCCAAAGACTTTGATTGGAGTTTGCTGGACGGTAATATTGTCCTATCACACAATGCCTCCTTCGATGAAACCTTGTTCCTGTATGGGGTATCCCGCAACTGGTGGGCTAACTGTGAACCAGCCGAGTGGCACTGCACTGCCGATCTTGCCGCATATTGCAAGTTACCCAGATCACTTAAAGGGTCCACGGCTAAACTATTTAATATTACGGTAGATAAATCTACACGAGATAATATGTCTGGTAAGCGGTGGGAGGATATGCCCCCCGATTTCCAGAAAGAAGTTAGTGAATACGCTCTCAAAGACAGTGAGTTATGTCTCAAGTTATGGGAGTCCCTCAAAGAGTATTGGCCCCAGTTTGAGCGAGACATCAGCCGAGTAAATAGAAGAATAGTTCAGCGGGGTATCCCAATTGACACAGATCTTTTAAAGACTCAGTTAGAGACAATCAACAAAGCTTTATTTGAAGCGGAACAGAACATCCCGTGGTTAGATGAGAAACCCCTTTTGAGCAAAGCCGCTTTCGATCATCAATGTTTATTACTAGGTCTTACCCCACCACACAGTCTTGCAGAAGCGGACGAAGATTCTAAAAAATGGGTTAAAGAGCACAGTAACGAACACAAATGGATCGGAGCCGTTAAGAGCTGGCGAAGGATTAACTCGATTAAAAAGAAGTTAGAAAGCTTTGATTATGCCACCATGCCAGATGGTAGATACTACGGGGGGTGCATGTATTTTGGCGCTCACACAGGGAGATTCAGTGGGTCTGGGGGGAACTTAAACCTTCAGAATTTACCCCGAGAGGGAATGTTTGGTGTCAACTTGAGGCATTTGATTTGCCCCCAACCCGACAAAAAATTAATCGTGGTAGACCTTTCTCAGATTGAAGTCCGAACACTGTGCTGGTTAGCTAAAGATCGCGCAATGATGGAGGAGATTAAAAACACAGCCGATATCTATGAAGCGTTCGCCATTAGATTTGGGATGTGGGATGAAGAAAAAGGTATCCTCAAAAAAGAAGACCCCGAAAAACGTCACGCCGTAAAAACAATGGTGTTGGGGTGTGGTTATGGGGCGGGAGCTAAACGATTTTCGAGTATGTCTTCAATTAGCGAAGAGGAAGCTCAAAAAAGAGTGGACACTTATCGGCACAAGATGAGGAAAATAACAGCTCTTTGGTATGAATATAGCGAGGACATCAAAGGTTCAGTAAGTGTTACCGGAGGATATGATGAAGAGGGTAGAAGGCTACACTCTAGATTCACAGTTGACCTCCCTAGTGGGAGGATTCTGGACTACGGAACACTACAAACAGGTGGAGACCCTAGTAATATTCAATATACAGCGAAAGTTCCTAGACACGGTAAATATGTTCCCATAAGACTATGGGGTGGGTTAGTAGCCGAGAACGCTTCTCAAGCATTAGCACGAGATATATTTTCCGATATGCTGCTGAGAGTTGAGAAAGCGGGATACAAAATTGTTATGCACGTACACGATGAGGTGGTTGTTGAAGCTGACGCTGATGAAGCGGAGGAAGTGTTACATAATGTAATCAAAATTATGTCGGAACCCCCAACGTGGATTCCAGATATCCCCGTAGCTGCCGAAGGATCAATACAAACCAGATATGAAAAATGAAAATTAAATACCTTAAGAACTTAAAATCGAAAGCTGCTTTAATAACAGCAAGTGATCCCACAGAGATCGCGGTAAAACCAATCCCCCCATTTAAATCTAAAGCTTTATATCGGGAGTGGTGTGCTAAGAGTGATACCGAACATGCCTTCTTAACGGGCTTTGAAGGTATTAACCCTAACGCAAGAATCGAAGGAGAGAACAAGATATGTAAGATTAATTCAATCCCAGCGGACTTCGACGCACC